GTTCCAGAGAACGCGGACGCGGTTTATAACCCGGTCCAGGTTGTGGCGAACCGGGCCGTGGTTAATCACGTCGGCCGAGGTCAGCGAGCGAACCGGCGAGGAGCCGGACACAAGCGAGACCATGCGCCGGAGCCGGAGGACCCCGTCGGCGCCGGGCGAGACGAAAGTCCCGGCCGGGTAGTGGATCTGCTCCTCCGCAAACTTTTTCCCGTCGATTTTCTCGAGCCAGGCAAACCGGAGCACGAGGCCGGCGGTCGCGTCGGACGGGTCGTAAAGGTCGGCGCCGACCCCGTCGTAACTGTCGCTGTCGAGGCTCGACTCCGCGATCCCCATATGCCAGTGGCTCGGGAGCGTGTTGGCGGTGCCCTTGATCTTTCCGGTTTTTATGGCCCAGTCGAGCTGCGGGGCCGGAAGCTCGAGATAGATAAACTCGAGAATCTCGGGCTTTTTGTCGTCCTCGGTCCCGGCCTCTATGTCGAGACGCTGCGCTATCGTGTTGAAAACGCCTCGCGTGACCCCCGTAAATGAGACGCTGGTTTTTCCGGTATAGCGGAAAACTTCGCCGGTCTTTTTGATGAGCGCATAGCCGACCGTGGAGCTCGGCGCGTCGGAGAAGCTGGCCGTGTGCGTGACCGTTTCAAACTCGGAGGCGTCGAGAACCGGGATAGTCGTCGCGGTCTTTGTGATCGAGGTATCCAGCCGCGTTGTCTTGCGCTCGAATATCGAGACCCGCTGCTCGCGCGTCCGGTCCGAGCACGAAAAGCGATAAGTCCGGCCCTCGAGCTCCAGAACGCGGTCTATTACGTAAGTCTCGACCCGCTCGAAGTCGGTAAAGTCGTTAGTGTCCCCCGACCAGACCCGGACCTCCCGGCCGCGGAGCCCGTTCCCGAGCGCGAGCTGCGAGCGGAGCTCGTCGGTAATGTCTGCGGATAGGTCGACCGCTGAGAACGACAGCGTCCCGATTGTCGCGCGGGCCTCGTCCGGGCGTATCGACTGCGAGCTCGAGGAGATGTCTTTTAGCGCGCCGTAAACGACATTGCCGGGGACGTTGGAGAGGCCGGTTTTATTGGTCAGATAAACCGAGCCGACCGGGAAAATAATCCCGACGACGAGACGGGGCTCTCGCCGGGTCGCGGAGAGATTGGTCGCCGTGCTCGAGGGCGTCCGCATTACGGGAGCGCTTTAACCTTGAACGAGTAGCGATAGCCGGCGGCGCCGAGTTGCTGCTCATAGACGGCGCGAGAGTCGAGGAAAACGTCGACGTCGACGCCGGGGCTCGAGATTGTCCCGGTAAAATCTATCTGAAAGGTCTCCGAGTTGGCTACGCTCGAGAGAAACTCCCGCCAGTCGCCGACGTCGGCCGGGAGGACCAGGTCCGTCCGGATCTGATAGCTATACTGGAGCGCATCGAGCCAGCCCTCGGGCGTGCCGTCGAGCGTCTCGTCCCGGATCCCCTTCGCCTCCATCGTCTCCGGAAACTCCTGGAAGTCGCACTCAATCTGGTATTGATTGCCGGCCGAGTGGCCGCCGACGAGCCGCCCGCGATTGACGGCGCTATAGGTTATTACTGGCATTAGACCGCGGCCTGGCGAGACGTGGAGCTATAGATTATCTCGTCCCGGTTGTCGATTCGATCCCGTAGGCTCTCCTGAATAAAGTCGACGAGCTCCTCGGCGCCGCCCATACCGATAACAGAGCCCTGGACGATAACCTCGACCCGGGCCCCGTCGCGCGCGGAGTCGCGATCGAGGGACGGGACCGTCGGGGCGACCGGCGTCTCGTTTATAACCGGAGTTGTCCCGGCCGCCGAGGGCGTCGTCCCCCCGCCGAATTGAGTATTACGGATAGCCTGTATCTGCGCATAGCCGGCCGCCGCCATCACAGCGGCAAGCGGGATTCCGATTATCGGACCGAGGGCGAGCGCTTCTGTGATTCCCTGCGCGGTGTTAACGATCGCCGTCCCGATAGCGGCGGCCTTGTTAATCTCGAATAGCCGGCGATCGTTCTGCGCGACGCCGGCCGTGGCCGAGGTCAGCGAGTCCAGAATAAACGCGGTTTTTTCTTTCGCCGAGGCCGCCTCGAATTTCTCGCGCTGCGTGAGCCCCTCCGCGGTTATCTCGGTTAGTCGGTCTTGACCGTCCTCGGCGACCTTGGCCGCGAGCTCGTAAAACCGCTCCTGGGTTATAAGCTCCTCCTCGTAAGCCGTCCGGAGGACCTCGAGGCGGCGCGTGATCGCCTCGCGCTCGACCTCCTCCCGGAGGAGAGTCCCCTGGCGGACGGTTTCGAGCTCGCGCTCGAGGCGCTCGCGGGCCGCCGCCTCCTCGCGGGCCGCGCGTTCCCGGGCCCTCTGCTCGTCCGGGGTTTCGGAGACGTCGATATCGGGCGGGACAAAAGTCCGCTGCTCGGCGAGCTCGGCGGTCCGCTGTGCGAGCCGGTCCGACTCCGCGCGAGCTTCGGCGATATTCCGGGCCAGCGCCTCGGACGGTTTCTCCGACTGTGCGAGCGCCGCGAAACTCCGCTCGAGCAAAAAGGCCTGAGTCTCGAGCTCCGCGGTTTTACTTCTGTCGACGTCAAGCGCGGCGATCTGTTGGTCGAATGTCTCGCGGAGCCGCTCGCGGGCTTCCGGCGGGAGGCCCCGGGCCTGTATCTCGAAAGTCTGCTCGAGGAGGTCGCGCTGGCGCTCGAGAGCCTCCTGGCTCGTGCCGAGAAAATCCCGGATAGAGTCCTGGGCCCGGGAGAGCGCGAGCTCTATCTTTTTGATTCCGAGCTCGGTCCCCGCGAATATCAGTTGCCAGCCATAGAAAGCGTCGGCGACCAGCCCGACGCCTCGGAGAATCAGATCCAGCCCGGCGCGGACGGTCTCGGCCATCGTCTGCGCGTCGAGACCGGACTGGAGAAAAGCGTTAGAGAGCGCCGTAACGAGTGGGGCGGCCTCCGTGGCGATTACATTCCCGACGCCCTCGGCGGCGCCCTTGAGCAGTGTTACCGCGTCGTTGGCCTGCTCGATTTTCGCGGCGTCGAATCTCGAGACCGCCAGCCCGAGGCGCTCCGCCTCCTCGCGAACCTCGGCGAAGCCCTCGCGGTCGAGGCGCTCGAGCGTCCGGATAAGGTCGACCCCCTCGGAGTCGAATAGCTTAAAGCCGAGCGCGACCCGCGCGGACTGGGACTCGACCGTTCCCATGGCCTCGGCTACTTTCTCGAATTGCGCCGCCGGATCGAGGCCGGCGAGCTCCTCGACCGAGAGGCCGAGCTCGCGCAGCGCCGGCGCCGCCTCGCCGCGGCCGGTAAGCGCGACCTCCGCTATACGACGAGTCATTCTCTGGAGGCCGAGCTCGAGCTTGCCCGCCTCGACGCCGGTCAGTTCTCCGGCGAGTCGCAGCGAGGCGAGGTCCTCGGTCGCAATGCCGAGCTTGTCGGACGTTTTGGCCAGGGCGTCGATCGTCGAGAACGATCTGGCCGTTAGAGCAGCGAGACCGGCGGCGGCGGCGGCGCCGGCGAGGGCGGCCTTTTTCCCGAGGTCGGCGAGGCTCTCGTTAAATTCGCGGAATGAGCTCTCGCCGCGTTTCTGGGCCTCAATTATGAGTTGAGCGCGTGTTTTTCTCGCCATGCCGTCGGACCTCCCGGTCGACTATGGTCATGGCCCGATAGTATACGGCTGGCTGGTCGAGCAAACCCCCCGCGACCGGCAAAAATCCGTTTTTGTAGTGCTGCCAGAGCTCGAGAAAGAAAACGGCGGCCGGAGAGAGTCCGCGGCGGAGACAGCGCCTCGAGGTTATCACTCCGGGGATTTTCCAGCGCCCGCCGTCCGGGGCGATCCCTTCGGGGCTACAGCCGCAATTACCGCATGGAAAGTCCTCGGGGTGTCTCGCGACGTGGACGGCAATAATTAGTTTTTTTCGAGCTCCTCGTCGACGTCGAATCCGTTGGACTTTAGCCAGGCCTCGGCGCCGGCCTCGGCGACCCAGGCGCGGGGGACCCGATTCTGGCAATGGGGCCACTTCGCCTCCTCGCCTTTTTCGTCGAGGAGGTTAGAGACCGAGGCTATCGCCATTTGCCCGGCCTTATACCAGGTCCCGGCCGTCGGGCGCCCGTCCTTGTAACTCTCCTCGAGCTCGATTATCTGGGGCTGCGTGAGCGGTCGCAGCCGGAATATCGGCGGGTCGGCGTCGCCCGTCGTCGGGGTGAAATTCCAGGGGGCGAGCTTCGGCAGTAAAACGGCCATAGGTGGGAGCCTCTCTGTAAAAATCGGCCGGCGCGATTCCGGAATCCGGAACGGCGCGCGGCCGGCGTTGCGGTCAGGTGAATTGAAGCGAGAAATCATCCGAGCCGTCGGTATCGGCCGCGGCAAATTCTATCGAGTGGGTTAGGAGCTGCTCGCGATCGCCATAGGAGATATTGCGGAAATAGCCATAGGGGATCGAGAGCGCCCACTGATTACCGCCCGTGTCGCCGATAACGCCGGTCTGAATGGCCTGATTGGTGCCGTTGCGCAGCGTCCCGACCCAGTCCTTGGTCCCGATTGCGGTAGCCTCGGGGTCGAATGTCCCGTTAGGCCGCCGCGCGGTTATCCGGATTTCTCCGAATCCGTCGGCGTTGTTGGGGTTTGGCGCTACCGCGATCGTGTTGGAGACGTCGAAGGTAAGCGCATTTATGACCGCGGCATAACCGCCGACCGAGAAAGTCGCGCCGAGAAACGGATAGGGGTCGACCGTCGGAAACGTGGGCGTCGGCGCGGAGGTCTCGGTCTCCGACTCTATCCGGCCTTTCATCGTAAATGAGAGCTTTCCATATTCGCCCGTTGTTGCGTTGAGCGAGACATTACCGCGGGCGCCTTTAATGATTCGATAGTTTGCCCCCTCCCGGAATCCTATAGTAACGCCGGCGTGCGAGGATAGATCCGACGAGGGCGTATATGTGACCGAGGTCGAGGCGACGATCGTCTCGTCCATCCCGCAGGCCTGGAGGAGGGCGCCGAGCGCCTGCGGCGGCGTGCCGGCCGTGCCGGAGCCGGCGATTTCAACGTCGAAAGAGAGCTCGAAAAGCGAGCCGCCATAGATCGCCTTTTTAGGATTCAGAGAGGAGGCGATAACGTCCCGCTCGATCATCCGGACGTCGGCGACCGGGTTAGCCGACAGATTCGAGATTAGCAGCGCGTCGGCGCCGACCAGCGTCTCGGCCGTTCCATAAACGGCCTCGAGCTTTACAAATATCCCTTGCTCTTTTACTGAGGTCATAGCGTGCCGTCCTCGTCATCGGTGGCGGCGGGCTTGTCCGCCGGGTCGGGTTTCTTAGGGAGCGGGGGCTTTCCCTCGAGATTAGCCAGTCGGATATCCTCGAAACGGCGCGCGGCCGGGTCTGTTTTTTCCAGTGTCCTGCTCGCCATGCTATGGGGTCTCCGGGCTCGAGTAGGGCATACGATACCAGACGTCCCAGGCGGTCCGGTAGCTTCCCGTCCTGGTTTCGCCCACCTGGACGACGAGGTCCTCCGTGCCCTGATACCGGACCCCGCCTATCCAGGAAACCCCGAGAGTCTGGTCCGCCATCAGCGCCGCATGTACGCCGGAGCGGAGCTCGAATAGTTGCTCCAGGAGTCGGCGCTCGGACTCGATTGTGTAGTCGTGGAGGTCCAGCCAGACCCGGAGAATTGAGTCGATATAGACGTTATTGTCGCCGCCGTATTCGTTAACGGGCGAGTCGGGGCCCGGGACGATATCTATAGCCGGGAGGTCCGGGAGCTCGAAGTCGGCGAGGCGGCCCAGATAGACGTTATCGCCGGCGGGAGTGGCCGCGTTGCGGATCGTCGTCTCGATCGTCTCGAGGACGTATAGGGCGCGATGCATCAGGTAGCCCTCGAGAGCACAAGGTCGGCGAATCCCGTCCCGTCGCGCTCTATATTCTCGACGTGGTAATCGGTCCCGCGATATCGAAAAACGGAACCGCGGCGAGCGGCGCCGATATCGGCCTCGAGGATCTGGGCGGCGATCCGCTGCGAGCTTATGGCGCCCTCGAAGGTCTCGAGGATCTGGGTCGTTATATCAAAAATACAGGGAACCGAGCGCCCGTCGAGCTCGCCGGGGCCATCGCCGGCCGCTTTCAGAAATTGCCGGCGGTCGGCGGCGGTCTCGAGCATCAGGGTTAGCTTGTATGCTTGGGCGTACCCAGAATGGCGGCGCTTACCTGGACGGGGCCGGTCGTGATAACCCCGACAAACCGGACAAACCGCTTTAAGCCCTGGACCGGATAGGCCCGGCGCTCGGCGAGCGGGTCGTTACCCGTGTTGACCGCCGTAAAGGCCGACCCGACCGGGGTTATGTCGGCCGCGTTGGTGCCGGAGTCGTCGTCCGCGTGCTGGAGCTTCGGAGCGATACTTCCCGCGGTGACGGTCCCGACGTTGCACACGACCAGGAGGTCGCCCTCTATCTCGCCAATATCGACCCAGGCGGACGTCGCCGCGGCGGTGTCCGCGGCGTCCGCCGAGGCGAGAGAGGCCAGGAGCTCGCAGGCCTGCGCCTGGTTCGAGAGCATCGCCGGGCGCCTACTTTTTGCCGGCCGCGGTTTTCGCCGAGTCGTCGGCAGGCGAGTCGGGTTTCAGCCGGCCGTCGACGGGCTCCGGGAGCTCGGAGTTTTCCGTCGTTTTCGTATCCGGGTCGACCTTGACGGCCTTTCCGGAGTGAACGAGGTCCGCAAACTCGGTCATATTGACGTCGAGCACGGAGCCGGGGCCGATAACGCGACCCCGAAAGCGAAAGCCTCGCACGGCGCGGATTCTGCGGGTCTGGTTAGGTTGTGCCACTGGGGAGCCTCCTATTAGGACGAGAGTGTTAACAGAGTCGAGCAGCGCCCGGCCTTACGTGATCGTCGTCGCGATCGAAAAGGCCGCCGGATAGCGGATCCCGACGTCGACCGAGTACATGGCCCGGACGCCGATAATCCCCGCCGGGAAATTTGCGAACGGATTGGTCTCGACCTCGAGGACGCCCCACTCGGCGATGACGGCCTTGGCCCAGTCGCCAAAGTACATTGTGGCCGCGGCGACCTGGTTGGAGCTCATGCCCGGAAATCCGACCATATTCCCGGCCCAGATATTACCGTCCCACAGAGCCATTCCCGTATTGGTGAATTTCTCGCGCTGCATCATCAGCGCGGCGACCGCCGGCGTCGTAACGTAGCCGCCGCGGAGCGGCATCACGTTGGCGCTCGCGACGTCGGTCTGAAATTCCAGCGCGCCGGCGTACCCGAGAGACGTCCCGGTCACGGCGCCGACCCCGGAGGTATTGTCGAGGCCCGTCGGGGCGCCGCCCGTGCCGTCGCCGTTCAGCGCCGCCGCGTCGACCGCCAGCGCGCAAACCGCCGCCAGGTCTGAATTTACGAGGCCCTCGACGTCGATAGTCGACTGGAGGAGGAGCTGGCGCGAGAGCTCCGTATAGGCGCCTACGGTTTTCGGAGAGAGCGAGAGCTGGACGAAAGTCTGTTGTGTCTCGGTAATCGCCGAGGCCTCCGTCGCTAACCATTCGGCCGTGGCTGCGGCGCTCTGGCGCGGGATCGTTACCGAGTCGCGCAGGCCGGAGAGGCGGGTCGCGCCCATCCGAAACATGACCGAGATATTACGGAGGAGCTCGTCGAAGCCCATAACAGAGGTCTGGACGAGATAACCGCCGGCGCCGGCCGTGCCGACTGTGAGGTCGCGCTGGCCGATCCCGAGCTCGAGGAGCTTCTGGGCCCTCTCGGAATTGACCGGGAGGTTTCGGCGCTGGACGTCGAGCGGGACAAAAAATGCACCCTTGTCCGGGACTTTATTGGTCCGCTGCGCTATTGCCTCGTGACACTCGAGCTCGA